CCGAGTGAGCAGCCTTGACGATCTTCTTCGTGATGCCCTCGACACCGTGGTAGGTCGAGGTTCCGTCACCGACGAAGCCCGCGTTGTCCACCGCCTCGGCGAACGCCTGGGCGATCTCGACCGCCATCAGATCGGCGAGGTCGATGACCGAGTCTTCGAGCAGCGAGTTCGGGGTGCGATTTGCGACGCCCCAAATCTTCGCATTGAGCTCGACGTTGTCGAACGTCACGTCGGAGGTCAGCACCTCGGCGTTCTCGCCGACCGGGCGGGCAGCAAGCCCACCGGTGCGACGGGCGATCACGAGGGTGTCGCTGTTCATCGGGATGCGACGAGCGAACTGCGGATAGACGCCGTACTCCTCGACGAGCCGGATGATCTCGTTCGACAGTTCCGGCGAGGTCAGGACACCGCCGAGCGAGTTGACGCCGCCCGCCTGGGCACGGCTCTCGACGCCGTGATCGACGCACCACCGACGGGCCTCGGCGTCGCCGAACACGTAGCCACGCAGGTGCATACCAGCGCGGTACGCGGACTCGGCCGAACGGAACGCCTTGAGCGGGCCGTGCGACACGGGGATCGCGGGGACGGTTCGCTTCTCCACGGGGCTCTCCTCGGTGACGGCAGCCTTCTCGACCGCCTTGGCAGGGGCACCACGCTCCAGAACGGCACGCAGTTCGAGCTCCTTCGCCTGCACGCGCTGCAGGAACTCGATCTGCTCGCGGAGCTTGTCGGCACGGGCTTCGAGCGAGCGGAGCGAAGCCTCCTGCTCCTCGGTCATCGGCTCAGCGCCGTCCTCGGCCGGGGTCTCGCTCATCGCCTCCATCTCGGCGACGACAGCGGCGAGTTCGTCGAGCAGTGCCTTGATCTTGTCCACGAGCGTGACTCCTTGGTCGGGATGCGGTGACGCTCACGCCACCTATCACCGAACCTACGGAGCCAGACCGGCACCCATCCAGTCACGACGGGGCGTTAGTAAACAACTTTCGACGCCGCACCTCGACCGCCAAGAGGGTCTGCTTGTCGGTCGCGCCGCACCTCGGACAGCGCAGATATCGCGTCTGGTAGTCGCCAGACCGCTGGCTCGACGCGATCACGTACACACCGGCCCGGCACTTCGGGCACGAGTCGCCACTAGCGGCCATGCTGGGTCAGGTACTCGCGAAGTTCTCGGGCACGGGCCGCCGCAGCCATGCGACGATGAGCCTCGGCATCACGCTGACGGACGAACGCATCGTAGGAGCGCTGGGCAACTTTTACGTCGGCGTCTGGGTAAGCCGGGAACGTGACCGGCCCGACATCGAGCAGCGAGTCGATGCGGTTGATGACCCTGACACTGCGCCCATCCTCGACGCTCCAGGCATCTCCGCCGCTCGGGACCGTGAACGAGAACGACGAGCCCTTGACGATGCCCGCACGGATGTTGCTCGAGATGTCACGACCGTAGGACGTGTCAGGGACGGGGAACTCATACCGCAGCCCGATCTCGTCCACGCTCATCGACAGCGTGCCGGGATACCTCGCGAGCGGGTAGTTCGCGTCGTGATTCCACAACGCCCGCGTCTCCAGCGGCTTCCGACGCCCGCGACGCTCGGCGACGATGCCGAACGCACCCGGGTCGATCCGCTCGACGAAGTCGCCGAGGTCGAGGGAGAGCACGCCGAACTTCGCGGCATAGCCGACGATGTACTCACGCTCGGCCCCGTCCTCGCTGCGGCTCTCGACCGCGAGCAGCGGGACCGCCGACTCCACCTCGTCAATCGCCAGACTGCGACGCTCGATGTTCATCGTTGTGCTCCTTTCGCTTTCGTCTGCCGCGTTCATCTGGCGGACCAGCTTCTGACTCCACGGATAGCCAGACTCGAAACCTCCCCAAAGCGCCGCCGCTATCCGACCGTTCGATGGATAGCCTTTCTCGCCCGGTCGATATCCTTCCGCCTGCTGGTCCTTCTGGTGCCGGTCGAAGTACGCCTTCATTCGGCGTGCCGTCTCGGGGCTGATCGTCACTCCGTTGCTCAGGTCGCGAGCGCGAGCCACGCCGATTGCCGTGCCGCCTCGGCCGTACTCTCTTCGCCAATCGAGCCCTCTCTGTGCCTCAGACCGCACGCCCTCGGGAGGCGTGAAGTCAATGTGGTCGTACTTAGCCACGTCGTCGCCTCCGTGGCTTCGCCCGTGGCTCCTCCGCAGGCGGCGGCTCGGGCAGCGCGTCGATCTTCGTGAGCGTCGAGACCTTGTGTCCGACCTGCGTGTCGGTCGGACGCCAGCCGCCGCTGACCTCTTCGTACACCGTGATCAGCGCCGCCGGGTCGTCCTCGGTCGCGTCGATCTTGAAGTCAGTGCCGGGGATGTCGAGCGTGCCGTAGTCCATGACGTGGTCGATGCGTCCACGAGCTCGCCCGCCAGACGAGCCCCACGAGACGAAGTCGCCTTCAGCGACGGTGCCGGGCTCGGCACGCTCTTCGAGCGACCTCGCGGGGGCGTCTTCGACCACCGGCACCGGCTGCGGCTGCGCATCCGCTGCTACTGCCGGTTGACGCTCGACCACCCCTGCGAGGATCGCGTCGATCTGTGCGGGCGGGATGGAGGGGAACGACGCGGCGATCATCGCTGCCGCACCCTCGCGGGTGACGAGACCGTCGGAGATCGCCTGCACGATCGCGATGAGCCCGGTGATCTGGGCACCGTTGAGGGAGACCTCGGCGACCTGGGGCGTGGCGTCCTGGACGACCACCTCTTCCACGACCGGAGCGGGCTCGCCTTCGGCTGCGGTCACGCCGCCCTCGACCGCTTGGCCGTCGATGCCGCTGCCCTCTTGCTGCTGGGCGAGTACGTCATCGACCGACGGCGGTGCCCCGAGCGTGCCCATGTTCAGCGGGCGATACCGCTCGTCGCCGCCCTCGACCGGGTTGCGGTTCTCCAGTTCGAGGATGTCGTTCGTCGAGAGTGCCCCGATGTCCCACATCGCCCGGTAGTACGCCGAGCGGCTCGCGGCGTCGCCACGCATGAGCCCACGAACGTCGAACTCGACGAAGTAGCGGTCGTCGTCGCTGATGAGGTCACGCTGAAACGCCGACTCGAAGCGACGCAGCCACGGGAGGATCGTGTGCTGCACGTAGTCGAGCCCGGCGTGCTCCACCGAGCCGGGGCTCGTCTCGGCACCGAGCAGGTGGAGCGGCACACGGAAGAGCCTGGCGATCTCGGCCAACTGCCACTTCCGAGCCTCGATGAACTGCGAATCGTGCATCGACGCTTGCGGGATCTCGATCGGCTTGAGCCCGCCGACGAGCACCGCCGTGCGGTTGCTGTTATTCACGCCACCGTGCATCCGCTCCCAGTTCGCACGCAGCGACTCACGGGCCTCGGCATTGAGCTCGCCATCCGTGCTGAGTACAAAGCCCGGCCTCGCTCCGTTGCCGAAGAATCGGGCACCGTGGAGCTCGCACGCCCGAGCCAGCGCGATCGCGTCCTTGCAACTCTCGACGACGCTCATGCCATGCACGCCGTCGTCGCTCGGCCCACGCATGTGCAGGATCGCATCCTGCGAGTACACCGTCTCGCGGCCGTTCTCCTCGCGGTACTTGTAGCGGAGTCGCCCGTTCTCGATCCGCTCCACCGTCATGCGGGACGGGTGCAGCGGAATGAGTTGATCGACCGCACCCGACGCCCCCGAGCGGATCTCGCTGTAGGCGTCGCCCCATAGCCCGACGTGGAAAACCGCCTGCTCACGCCACTCGAAGCTCGTCTGCCATTCGTTCGGCTGCTGGTGGAGACGACGATACAGCGGCAACTCGACGGCACGGCGAGTCCCGCGAGCCATGCGTTCGAGCACGTGGAGCGGCAGGCTCGCGACGCTCTCCGACAGGATTCGCAGGCACGCGAACACCGCCGACACTTGCAGGGCGTTGCTCGCGTCGATGCGGATTCCTGCGGCCGAGCGGGACGAGTACTCCTCGTCCCACATTCGCTCCTCACCGGGAAGCCAGAGAATGCGATGCTGTGCGTTGGCGATCATCAGACGAAAAAGATTTCAGGGGTGCCCGAGGGCTTTTGCTCCTGCTCGGATCGCATCCACGAGCCGATGCCCTGGCAGAGGGCGACGATGCCGTCGATACGCTCCGTGCTGGCGGTCTTGCTCGGGTAGATGTTGCCGTGCCGGTCCTCGTGAACAGCGACGTTACCAGCGCACCACGTGAGCACCGGATGCCCGCCGTGCCGCACCATGCCGTTGAGCACGAGGTTCTCCAGTGTCTTGGCGGGAGCCGACATTCCGGGGCCGCCTTGTGGATATCCTCGCACGTCCAGCCCGTCCCCTTGCAGTAGGTTTGCCAGCATCTGAGCGTTGAACTTCATATCGACCGCCAACTGACGCACCCGGTAGCGGTCGCAGATCGCCTTGATGTCGGTGTGCAGGCGGGTGTAGTCGGTGACGTTGCCGTCGGTCACCCGGATATGCCCGTCCCGAATCCACCCGAGGTAGTCCACCTTGTCTCGCTGAGTCCGCTCTACGGCGTTCGCCTCGGGAATCCAGAAGAACGGCAGCACGTCGATCGTGTTGTCCTCGGGATCGGGGCAGACGAGCACCAGGGCCGAGAGGTCGTACGTGCTCGCGAGATCGAGCCCGGCGTAGACGGGACGGTCGCCGAAGTCTCGCAGCGGGTTCGCACAGCGAGCCCACGCCGCCGGGGCGATCCACCGCGTGTCCTGCGTTGTCCAGACGTTGAGCCGGTAGCGGAGGAACGAGTTCAGCTTCGTCGGCGACTGCTCAGCCTCGCGGGCGTCGGCGGCGAACGACTCTTCAGTGATCGTCTCGCCGAGCGACGGGTTCGCCTGCCGCCAGACCTTCGGGTCTTTCCACGAGCCGTCGGTCGCACAGTCGGGCGGTGCGGCGTAGATGCACCCGTAGAACGTCGGATCATACGCCGGGTCGGCGATGCACTTCTCGGCGTAGGAGTGCTGCTCCCAGCAGATGCTGCGACGGTCATAGCCCGCCGTCGTGATCGACAGGATGAGCGGCTGACGCCGGGCAGCGCCGCCGTACCGCAACGCATCCCAGAGCCGCCGATCCCGCTGGGCGTGGAGTTCGTCGAAGAGGAGCATGTGGATGTTGAGCCCCTCGGCCCGGAACGCATCCGCCGAGAGCACGCGGTAGAACGAGTTCGTCTGCCGATCGACGATCGTCTTCCGCGAGTCGATCACTTCGAGCCGCTTCGACAGCGACGGCGACGCACGCACCATCGACGCCGCTTCGCGGTAGATGATGCCCGCCTGCTCGCGGTCACTGGCAGCACCGTAGATCTCGGCACCGGGCTCGTTGTCGCAGACGAGACCGTAGAGGGCGACGCCCGCGAGGGTCGTGGATTTGCCCTGTTTTTTCGGCAGCTCGATGTATGCCGTGCGGTACTGCCGCGTACCGTCTGGCTTCACTCTTCCGAACACGTCGGAGAGCATCTTCCGCTGCCACTCCAAAAGCAGGAACGGCTGGCCCGCCTTCTGTCCCTTGCTGTGCCGAAGGATCTCCTCGAAGAACCGACGCACGAGCGTCTCTTTCCTCGGGTCGATCGGCGGGATCAGATCAGCCGTGCGACTTGAGGAGTTCCGCGAGGTCGTCCTTTGGCGCTTCGTTCTTTTGACCAAGTCGCACCCTGCTACTCGGAGTGAGCCCGAACTCAGTCATCAGCGACGCCTGGAGCGAGACGAGCCCGCGATAGAGCGAGCCCGCCGGGTTCGGCTTCACGCCGCCGAGGTCAGTGTGAATCACCGATCCACTCGCCCGGAGTTCGAGCAGACAGGACTGCGCCGCCGCGTGAACCTCGCACAGAGTCGCGAGCGCCTCGCCGTCGCCGAGCGTCAGCACGCCCATGCCCGAGAGCAGCGACGCGAGCTCGTTCCACTTGGCAACGGCGACCGGTTCGACCGCGAGTCGCTCGGGCATCGGCGGCACGCCGAGCGGAGCCGACGGTTCGCGGAGCGAACCACGCGCGGTGCCTTCGGCGATCTTCAGCGCGGTCGGCTTTGGCTTGCGTCCACGGGTCGCCATGTTTCACGCGGCAAAAACGCCGTTCCTATTCCTCAATTCACGCACGTGGCGGCAACGTATGGCTTTCGTCATCGCCATGCCACCTTGGCAGGGGGCTATGGGGTGCCTCTCGCACGCAACGCCGTCTCGTTCGCCGTCTTCTTGCTGTGACACGAGTGGCACAGGCACTGACCGACATTTACGTCATACCGCGAGCGTCCATCGACGCAGACCTTCGTGCCCGGCACGACCGGCGACACATGGTCGGCGTGGGCGTTGCCCTTCTCGCCGCACACGTGGCCGCACGCCCGGCACGTCCAGTTGTCACGCAGTAGGACAGCACGTCGCCACGCTGAGTGACGCCTGTCCGAGTAGCCCCGCTGGTATCCGTTGGGGCGATTCTCTTTCCGCTTGATCCGGTAGTTCGGCCGGGCCGCCCGGATGAACTCGATGCGCTGCGGCATGACCTCACGCTACCACGCGCCCCCGTAACGCTTGCAGTTCCGCGTCCATCATGCCCGCCACAAGCCCGTCGAACGTCACCTTCGGCACCCAGCCCAACTTCCTTCGTGCCTTGCTCGCGTCGCCTTGGAGCAAGTCAACCTCGGCCGGTCGGTAGTACCTCGGGTCGATCTCCACGTGGTCGCGGTAGTCCAGCCCCACGTGGGAAAACGCCCGCTCGGCGAACTCCCGCACGCTGTGCGTCTCGCCCGTAGCGATGACGTAGTCGTCCGGGTCGTCCTCTTGGAGCATGAGCCACATCGCTTCGACGTAGTCGGCGGCGTGGCCCCAATCCCGCCGAGCGTCGAGGTTGCCCAGGTACAGCGTCTCGGGGATGCCGCTGGCGATGCGTGCCGCTGCCCGTGTGATCTTGCGGGTGACGAACGTCTCGCCCCGCCTCGGGCTCTCGTGGTTGAACAGGATGCCGCACGAGGCGTGCATCCCGTAGCTCTCGCGGTAGTTCACCGTGATCCAGTGGGCGTAGACCTTCGCCACGCCGTACGGCGACCGTGGGCGAAACGGCGTCGTCTCACGCTGTGGCGTCTCGGCGACCTGCCCGTACATCTCGGAGGAGGACGCTTGATAGACGCGGCATCCCGGCACGACGCGTGCGGCTTCGAGGACGTTGAGCGCTCCGAGCCCGACCGCTTCCGCCGTGTACGCGGGCTGGTCGAACGACACTCGGACGTGCGACTGTGCCGCGAGGTTGTAGAGCTCGTCGGGCTCGATCTCGGCGACGAGCCGTGCCATCGCACCGCCGTCTGTCACGTCGCCGTAGTGCAGGTTCAGCCGGTTGAAGATGTGCTCGATCCGCTGCGTGCCGAACGTGCTCGACCGCCTCACGATACCGTGGACGATATAGCCCTTCGCCAGCAGGAGCTCGGCGAGGTACGAGCCGTCCTGCCCCGTGATGCCCGTGATCAGAGCGACACGCATTCGTCCCTCCACCATGCGACCGTCTCCGCGATCCCGTCCTCGAGCGTGACCTTCGGCTCCCATTCGAGAAGCGTGCGTGCCCGCGTGATGTCCACCGCACGCCTCGGCTGACCGTCGGGCTTCGATGAGTCCCAGCGGATCGTGCCCATGTAGCGGCACTCGCACGCGATGATCTCTGCCAACTTCCGCATCTGCACCTCGCCGCCACCACCCAGGTTGATCGGGTCGGGCGTCGTCACCTTCTCCGCTGCTGTCACGATGCCTTCGGCAGCGTCATCGACGTGCAGGAACTCACGCGACGCGCAGCCCGTGCCCCAGAGCGTGACGGGATCGGTGCGGCAGAATCGGCGGATCATCGCCGGGATCACGTGCGACGATGCCGGGTCGAAGTTGTCGTGAGGGCCGTAGAGATTCGTCGGAATCACAACGGCACCGGGGAGCGAATATTGCTTGTGGTACTGCCTGAGTAGTTCGTATACCGCACGCTTCGCCACGCCGTACCCCGCGTTCGTCGGCTCGGGATAGCCGTTCCACAAGTCACTCTCGACGAACGGCACGGGCGGATCGAGCGGGTAGCTGCACACCGTGCCGACGACGACGACCTTCTCCACCTCGAACCGTCGGCACTGTTCGATCACGTGCAACCCCATCGCGAGGTTCGCGTACGTGAATCGCCCCGGCGTCTTCATGTTCGCACCGATGCCGCCGACCTCGGCCGCGAGGTGCAGCACGACCTCGGGCCGGTGATCGTCGAACAGGTCGATCGTGTCCTCCTCGCTGGTCAGGTCGCACGCGACCCGGCGAGGCACGATCACCTGCGTGCATCCACGCTCACGCAGGAGACGACACACGGCGCGTCCGAGAAACCCGGCACCGCCCGTGACGAGGATTCGCTTCGTGTTGAGTTCCATGCCCGCATGGTGCGGGGCGTGTCAACTCAGCCGTCCTCGTTTCGGCTCGCGAAGTAGCCCCGCACCCACTCGACGAGCGCCTCGGGTGCCGAGTCGGTCCATCGCAGCAGCCCGTGCTCGTCCACCTCGACGTGGGTCGCCGGATCATATCCGCCGTTGACCACAGGGAACCACCGGGAGTGGTACTGCCGATCGGCGAGGCTCCCGTGGTGCAGGTGCATCGCGTCGCCGGGCAGGCACGCGACCTCGCCTCGGACCTTCGAGTACGCCACCTCCGACCACTGGCGGAAGTGCCTCGCCATCGGCTCGTTCATAAGCCGCAGGCATCTTTTGACCTGATGCCCCGTCCAGCCCTCGACCATCATCGAGTCGCCGCTGCCGACGATGTGGCGATCGTAGAGCGGCCAGATGTCGCGTCGTGCCGCCCACGCACCGCCAGGGCAGCAGTTCTGCTCGCTGAGGTATCGCTCGCAGCGATGCCCGACGCACAGTTTCTTGCTCTCGATCTGCCCGTCAGGACCGGCGCAGTGCCACTCGTTCCAGCACTGCACGACCGGCCACTCTTCGAGCGTGCGGCACAGCCGCTCAGGCCACTGGTGGTCGAGGAAGATCATGTCGGCGTCGATCCACGCGACCTTGTCGAACCGATCCGGCAGTCTCTCGACCGCGAGGTTGATCAGCCGCTCCTTCTGCCAGAGCACGTTGCGGTCGCCGCCCCGGACCTTGAGCCACGCGTCGTCGCACGTGTAGTCCTGCCCTTCGTAGGCGAGCTCCACGTTGAACGTCGGCACGCCCCACCACTTCATCTCGTGGAGGAACCGGAGGTAGTTCCTCCGCAGCGATCGCCACCCAGCCGGGTTCCAGAACACGCACACCACGGCGAGCTCGCCGGGTAGCGGCACCCGCTCGCGTCGTTCACGCTGCGGCTCTTCGCGACGCAGGATCGACGACAGGACGACCATTCACTCGCCCGCCGCGACCACGCCCTCTGCCACGCCCACCTTGCCGACGTAGTTCATCAACGCCCCCACCGCCGCCGCGAGGTCGGGATCGCTGTCGGCTCCCGCGAGCAGGTCGCGGACGTGGAGCCGCACCGGCTCGGCTGGTGCCTCCTCTACGCCGGTCTCGGTGCTGCGGAATCGGACGAGGGTGACGCGGGCTTCGGCTTCTCCGCCGACGACACTGGACACAACGATCTCGCGGACCCACAGGCGGTCGTACGTGGCACTGATAGCCAGCGGCTCGGATGCGTACAGCGTGGGGATGTCAGGCATGGTTCAGTCGCTCCTCTAGTGCGGCGATGCGTGCGTTGGATTCTTGCAGTGCCTTGATCAACACGGGCACCAACTTTTCATACGCCAACCCCAGATGATCGCCGCACTGCGCGACCACGCTGTCGGCGTAGTCGGTGCCAGCGAGTGCTTCCTGCGCCTCCTGTGCGATCAGTCCGACCTGACGCTCGGTGGCGAAGTTGCGGTTTTCCTGCGGAATGAAGTCGAACGCGACGGGTCGCAGCGATTCGATGACGCTGGTCGCGTCGGTCAGCGATTCGACGTGAGTCTTGAACCGTGCGTCGGATGTGGCGATCGTCGCGTTGGTGGCGTAAATCTGGGAGTTGACTTGGAGTTTGTACGCGCCGCTGTCAGTCGCCGTACCGATCAGTACATCTCCGCCCTGCCTGTTGAGCAGGAGGTTATGAAACCCCGTCTCCGCGTTGTCGAACGCCTGTATTTCGGCGTACTGCCCAACGCCAGACTGATAATAACAGGACAGTTTCAGCCGCTGGTCTAGGTTGTCGACGAGGATTGACGTGCGGCCCGCGTTGTTGTCCCCAAAAACAGACAACTTTTCGGGAGGGCTGATCGTCCCAATCCCCACATTCCCCGACGCATCCACGCGCACCCGCTCGGCACCACCAGCGGTAGAGATGGTGAATATGTCGGCCCCGTCGCTGCCGATGAACGGGCCGTTAGCAGTGGCTCCGTTGTTTAGTTGGATTCCGTACTTTTCGCTGTTCGCGAAGAACGTAAACCGACCGGCGCTTCCTACCCGCACCCGCTCGGTGCCGTTGGTGACGATGGACAGCGTATTGGCGTTGCCGCTGACTTGATGGATGCCCGTATCGTCGTCCCCGCTGATCGCCAGTCCCGGCTTGTACGAGCCGCTGCTGCCGC